GCAGGTGCTTGTCATACAGCCTCAAGCTGCATCACACGGTGTCACCTTACACGCGGCAAACACCATTGTATGGTGGGCACCCATCACATCGTACGAAACATACGCGCAAGCAAACGCACGTATCCACAGGGCAGGACAAGTGAACAAATGTTTGGTTGTCAAGCTCCAAGGAAGTCCAGTAGAGGCCAAGCTGTACAAAGCTTTAGAAACAAAAGAGTTAGCACAGTTCAACTTGATGGAACTTTATAAAGATGAATTCGACCTTAACAAATAAATTTATGGAGGTACTTGACAAAGTAAAGATAGGATGTATCATTAACCAAAAAACGAAACGGAAAGCAACATGGATATAACAGCAGATAAATTAGTACGCGTATACATTAAGATGCGCGATGCCCGTGCCGCCCTCAAAGCGAAGTACGAAGCAGAAGACCTTGCAATCAAAGAGCAAATGGGTTTGGTCGAATCAAACTTGCTTGAGACTTGCAAAGCAACTGGAGCCGAGAGTATCAAGACGGCCCACGGCACAGCGATACGTACAGTGCAAACACGCTACTGGACAGGCGACTGGGCTGCAATGCACAAATTCATCCGTGACCATGACGCACTTGACTTAGTTGAGAGGCGCATATCGCAGTTGAATATGAAAGAGTTCCTACGGGAAAATCCTGATGTACTTCCAACGGGATTGAACGTGGATCACAAATATACTGTAACTGTCAGGAGAAGCTAAATTGGAAACTGCACTTACGTTGGCGCAGGTGGCGAAGCTATTGCAAGTCGCACCGTCAACTGTTCACGCGCTTATTAAGGAAGAGAATCCTGATAAGCGTATACCCTTTATCCGCGTTGGTAAGAACTATCGATTCTTCGCTAGTGACCTTGCCAAATTTTTTAACATTGACTTAGAAATCATTAACACTTTTATCAAAAAGGAAACACCGAATGTCTGATCTCGCACTATTCTCCCAAGGTGGTAACACCCTCCCAGCCCACTTGCGTAACCTTGAATTGGACGCAACAACCAAAGCCCTGATGGGTGGCGGTGGTACGGGTAAACGTATCTCAATCCGTGGCGGTGTATTCCGCATGATTGTTGGCGGCAAGGAAGTTGCACAGAATGACGAACGCGCCATGAACGTGGTAGTCGTACGCTCTGCTGAGAAAACATCCCGCAGTTACTATGCAGGCACTTACGTGGAAGGCCAGAACTCTGCGCCTTCATGTTCATCCAACGATGGCGTAACACCTGACAAGGGTGTGAAAGAACCACAAAGCACAAGTTGCCAGAACTGCCAACAGAACATCAAAGGTTCTGGTCAGGGTGATAGCCGTGCTTGCCGCTTCAATCAGCGTATTGCCGTGGCTTTAGAAAACAATCTGTCAGGTGATGTGTATCAGTTATCGTTGCCCGGTCAGTCGATCTTCGGCACAGGTGATAACGGCAAGATGCCATTGCAACAGTACGCTAAGTTCTTGGGTGGTCATGGTATCCCTGTGACAGCCGTTGTGACTGAGATGCGTTTTGATACGTCAAGCGCAACACCGAAGCTGACCTTCCGCGCAGTGCGCCCCTTGTCTGTCGAAGAGTTGGCCGAGAGCAAAGCGCAAGGTGATTCAGCCGATGCGTTAGCCGCTGTGACACAGACTGTTCAGCAAGTGGATGGGGATGCACCGAAGCCTTCTCCTTTCATTGAGCCTGCCGCTAAAGCTGCTACCAAGACAGCCACTCAGACTGCCGAAGCTGTTGACGAACCCGTCAAACGTGCCGTGAAGAAAACGGAATCCAAAGACGTAGCTTCTGTGCTTGACGCATGGGCTGACGACAGCGACGAGTAAACCAATCGGGGGGAACGTTGTGCAACATGCTTGCGGACGAGCAGCTAGTACCCCCACCTAACGAAAGACAGCGATGATTGGTTACACATTAGCCACCGTGCTAAAGAACAAACAAGCTGATGGAAAGTTAGCCGGTGTAAAAATCGGTAGGGCTTGCATCAAGAAAAATATTCCGGTGAATAAGGTTGCCCAGATTGCAGGGGTCACAAAGATAACCGTTTATGCGTGGTTCAAGGGTGAGTATTCACCGCGCCCCGAAACCGCCAAGAAAATTCAAAACTATATTGACCGCCATTAAACCGAAGTACCCCTATGACATTGACCGAATTCTTAAGCGCAGTGCTGCCGGATACTGGCAAATACTGTGCGGTCGGCATCAAGCAGGAGAAGTTACGTACACGGTTTGCAACTGACATTCCATCTCTCATCACGGAAATACAAGACATCTATGGCGCTGACGCTGACACGTACTATGCGATGTTTTCGTTTGACCCTGAGATTACTCCACCCCGTAGGTTAGCTGCCAACGCATACAGAGCCAAAGCATTTTGGCTTGATCTAGACTGTGGCCCCACCAAGGATTACGCCTCGCGTGATCTGGCAATGGCGGCACTGGGACAGTTCTGCGCTGACCTTGACCTGCCTCAACCCATCTGCATCAACTCTGGTAACGGGGTGCATGCCTACTGGGTACTGCCTGAGAGTATTGACAAGAACACATGGCTACCCGTGGCCAAGCGTTTGAAGAATGTTTGCACTGAACGTAGTTTATTTGCTGACCCTGCTTGCACAACTGACATGGCGCGTATCCTTCGCGTGCCTGAAACACACAACTTTAAGAACCCTGACAACCCGCTTCCAGTGGAGTACATGGGTGGTGGTGGCAAGGTTGACCTGTTTGATTTCGCCGCCGCCCTAGGTGCGCCCGAGCCAAGCCAGTCTGCTGACGCGTTACCCTTTGAAGTACCTGACTACATCAAGAACGCTGGGCCTGATGCGACCAGCAAAGCCCTGATGGGGCAGAACAATTCGTATCGCTTTGAAAAGATTATTGCTTTGAAGGCAGAGGGTTGTGGACAACTCAACCACATCATGGAGCACCAGAAGCAGGTGCCAGAACCTTTATGGCGTGGTGGCTTGTCCATTGCACAGCTTTGCGTAGATCGTGATACCGCCATCCATGAGATGTCGAATCAGCATGAAGGCTACAACCATTACGACACAGATAAAAAGGCCAGCGAAACCAAAGGCCCCTATACCTGCGCAACGTTTGATGACCTCAGACCCGGTGGTTGCAAAGACTGTAAGCACAAGGGTAAGTTTGGCTCCCCCATCGTGTTGGGTAAAGAGATCATTGAAGCAACTGAAGCAGACAACATCGTTACAACGGTGGACTCTAGCTCCAAAGATGTGCGGGTGTACAACGTACCTGCGTATCCGTTTCCCTTTTTTCGTGGCAAGCATGGTGGCATCTACCGCCGAGGCGACCCTAACAAAACGGAAGAAGAAGGCAACGACAAACTGATCTATGAAAACGACTTCTATGTGGTCAAGCGTATGCACGATCCTGTAGCGGGTGAGGTTTTATGGATGCGACTGCATCTGCCAAGAGACGGGGTGCGTGAGTTCTCAGTGCCTCTGGTTAGTGTGTTGTCGAAGGATCGCTTTCGTGATGCGATCGCAACGCAGGGTATGGCGGTACTAGGTAAGACCGTTGATGAGTTAATGTTTTATGTTTCCCGTTGGGTAAAGGAGTTACAAATTATGGGACAAGCCGAAAAAGTACGTAGCCAATTTGGATGGACAGAAGATAAGACGTTCATCCTTGGTGACCGTGAGATCACAACCACTGGGGTTAAGTACAGCCCCCCTGCAAGTTCAATCTTGCATGCCTGTTCATTGCTGACAAAGAAGGGTGAACTGGATGAGTGGAAGTCAGTTGTTAACTTCTATAACAACAATGGTATGGAGGCGCAAGCCTTTGCGTTCATGCTTGGGTTTGGCAGTGTGCTGATGCCCTTCACTCAGGTGCGTGGTGGTATCGTTAACCTGATGAGTCCGGGTTCTGGCACGGGTAAGTCAACTGTGCAGATGGCCATCAACAGTATCTGGGGGCAACCGTTCGACCTACTACTGCAAAACGATGATACGTACAACGCCAAGATTCACCGCT